TGCAAGTATGACCATTCCTGCTGCTGTTTTCATAAGCGTTTGCGCTTTCTGTGTGAGCGTTGTCTTATACATAGGTTAGTTGTCTTTCTTATAGTTCGCTGAATGTAATTAGTGCGCCTTGATCTGCTTCACTGCCTGCCCATACCTTATTAGCTAAGATTTGGCAGATTTGAGAATCGTCTGAGAGTAGCCCGGCGTTGTCTGCTGAATCGCCTACTGCCCTTATGAGCTTATCGAGATCAGGCTTTTGCGATGGGTAATCTTTTGTGTTGCTCCTAGCTCGAGGCATAAAGAAAATCACCTCTAAACAGACTGCGCCAGTAAGCGGCTGACATGAGCTATTAGCTGCCTCGAGTACTTCAGTTAGTGTTTTGCGCCATGCCGGGAGCTTTTTATTGCTCTCAACTATGACCGCGCGCTTGCCAATTACAAACGCATTCTTTGAACCCTGTGGCTGAGGTACGCCCGGTACAAAAACCTGAATCATCTTAGAGTCTGTCTATCAGCACTATGACTAAGAAGAAGAAGCAAACGCTTAGAGTGCCTACTCCTACGCCTGCCAAGAATACGATGCTGGTTAGTGGTTGCCTATTTTCCCTAGTCATGATTTCTAACCTTTTTTCTTTAGTCATCTAGTGCCTCATTAATCAGCGTTATAAGCTCCGCTTCGCTAATTTTGTGAGTTCTGTTTGATGCTCCGTCAAATAGTCGGAAGTAGTCGTAAACAGCTTTGTAAATTCGTTCTGCTTGCGTTTTTTCAGTCTGCATCTTGACCGTCTAGGATTGCGTCTTCTATTTCCTTAACAAGGAATGGATACTTAAGTGTCTCTAAAATGTCGCGAGTGTCTGCTAGGTCTTTGATTACCTTTATGATGCGCTTGCGCTCTAGCTGCACTCCGGCTTCGTAGCCTTTCGTAAAATAGAGTTTGTTTTCCAGTTCGCTCATGTCGGGGATCATTAGAACGGCGCATTCTCGAAGCCTGAAACTTGCGCCATAGTAGCGCCCTGCTGTGTCTTGCTACGAGCCTGGACTAGCTGTGCAGTTTGTAAGTGATGTTCAACTACGGTCTTTTCAACGTCTGAGTCTTTAGGCGTGTATTTTCCTATCTTCGTGGATAGCTCACCAGTTAGCTCTATCCAGTCACCCTCTTGAAGATGCTCTGCTTGCGAGAAGCCAAACCAACATGTCCAAAGTCTTGAGAAGGGTTTCGTATAGCCTGGAACATCGTATTTCTCCCAAACTGAGACCCTTCTCCCTTCCCAGCCAATTAGGTTTACGTCTCCTGTGATTGTGATTTGTGGCATTTCATTCTCTTTTCTGTGATGAGTAATTTCTTGCTATATATAAACATAATGCCTATGTATAGTTATTAAGTTAAATGTCTATATATAGAACCTTTAATAATGCTTATATATATATCTATATATAGAAGATGTATCTTATTTTAATTTTTCTAATCTATCTATGCAGATTTCTATCGTTTCAGCGAGATCTGTATCTGTTACAAGTATCTTTTTTCTGAAGTCCCAAAGCTCAAAAGTGAGTTGCTTTCGCATGTCTTCGCGACCATGACCGTAGCCGCGTTTGTAACCCGTTAGCCAAGTACGTTCTGTGAACTCTTTCCAGTCTGTTTCCTGATCCATGATTCTCCTGTCTGTCAGATAGAATTACTACCGGGGGCATAGCTATCTGTGGGCTATGTCCCCTTCGCTTTTACTTTGTATCTACTGCCTTAGCCATGTCTGTAACCTGATCTAGGAATCGCTTGGGCATTCCATGTAACTTAGCGTCGCTGTATAGCTCTCTAAGCCCTTCAACATCACTACTTAGGGCTAGGACACTTGCGCGACCCTCAAACCCCTTTAGAGATACCGCCAAAGCCTCCTGTGAGGCTGCCTGCATTTCCTCCGCGCTAGGTCTGACGCTGTGACCGTCTTTCTTGCTAGAAAAGCCGAGCGTTGATAAAGCCCTACCGATTGCGCTAGTGCTGCAATTCTCGATAAAGCTAGTTTTGTTTATTGGGCTTGAGTTTCTAGTCTCCTGGGCAAAGTCAATAGCTGCTGCCCTCATGTCTTCCCGGTCAGTGTAGACACTTGCCATGATCACGATTTCTGTTTCGTTGATTAGCTTTATCTCGGTGTGTATTCTGCCGTTTGGGTGCTTCTCCCAGAACTTAGCTATTCGGTCTGCTACTGGCTCATAGTTATCCATGAATCCCATTTTTACCCTCCTGTGATTTTGAGATAAGGCGCGCCGCCAGATCTGCTTTGCAACATTACAACGTTTTCACCATCTACATACCCGTACTTAGCGCCCTTCATGCTGCTTTGCATAATTGACTTTCTAAGTGTTACCTGCTGCTTCCAAAACTTTTCCTGCTCTAGTGCCGATTGCAGAAGTCGGTATTCCTCGGGGTCTATGTCTGTTTCTGTGTCTTCGATGTCTGGGTGCAGAATCCTAATTGCGCTGTAAGTAGAATCGCTGCCTTCTATGTCTGGCTGCTCTCCTGTCCTAACAAGCTCTAGGAAGCTCTCTGCCGCCTTCATAAGTGCTTCAGCCTCTATCGGGTCATACTCCACCGTAAACTCTCTGTATTCGCCTCCTGCGACCGCACAGAGTACAGCAGGACTATGCAAGCCCGTCACAATCATGTACCAAAGAACTTGAAGCCTGTAATGCTCCGGCAACATAGGCATAGCGTTTCTAGAGAATTTGATCTCCAGAATGTATAAACTGCCGTCTTCGTCTTCAATAACGCCATCTGGGTTAGCGTGAAATGACGCGTTTTTCTGTGATTCGTAGGTGTAATCTCCTGTATGAACTATGAGATGTGGGTGCATGTCCCCGAATAGTCGAGCTATTGCAGGCTCGAAGTAGTTGCCTAACTTCATAGCCATTGTGCCTTCTGTAGGCAATAGCAAGCCAGACTTTTGCGCCCATAAGTACACCGCGCTAGTCCAGGGGGATTTATTCATTATCGGGGCTATGTCGCTGCCGCCGATTGCGTGAGATCTCTGAGCATGCCACTCAGGAGATCCTGCCGGGTGTGTGCCGATTAGAGTGCCGCCTAGTTTGGCAATTGTCTTATTCACTGTGATCATGTTTTGGAGCATAGCAAAGCAGCGCGACATAATTACAGTTATTGTTTAGGCATGAACTCAGAACAAGCTCTAACTGCACTCGCAGAAGGCATAAAAAAGACCGGGGCAACCGCCTGCCAGACTTCTGACCCCGATGCTTGGTTTCCAGAAGGTGGCGTTATGAATACGAACCTAAGATCTGCTATTAGCCTCTGTAAGATCTGCCCGGTTAGGTCGCTGTGTCTAGAGTTTGCTTTAGTGAATGATGAGAAGCATGGTATCTGGGGAGGCGTGAACAGTAGGCAGCGCGCTAGATTGCGAAACGCTCGAGGCTAGTGTAAAAAGTAGTCTGAGAAGGGTGTAAAAGGTAGGTAAAAGACAACTGCCCCACCTTCTCAGTAAAGAAAAGACGGGGCAGTGTTAATATTTTTATTTTAGCAGCTAAACGCCAGGAATTTGTGGAGGCTCTATTCCTTCTGTAACATCTTCGTATTCCTCGGGGTTGTTTACCTCGGTGTTCTTTACTGCCATTACTGAAGCAAAGAATGCTAAGGCTGCTGCGACGCTGCTAAGTATCTGCTGCGATTGCTCGCCTGTGACTATCCCGGCAATTACTAGAAGCGGCACTAATCCGGCTACTGCTGCGTAGATTGCTTTTCTAATCTCGGGGTTGAATCTCATTTTGCGTACCTTTCCAATAGGGCTAACGGGTCAAAAGTCTGACCATAGAAGATGTGCTTAGGCGTGTCTCCGTAAGTAAGGTGAAGATGACTGCCGCGCGATGCGCTGCCAGTGTTTCCAACTGCCGCGAACCACTTATTGCCTTCCCAGATTTTAGTACCTACCTTGTGCTTGCTCTTTACCTTCAAGTGAGCAAAGCCTAGATACATAGGCATCTGTTTGCCCGTATGCCAGAAGCGTAGGACTAAGCAATTACCAAGAACATCACTCCAGGTGTTTACTACTATTGTGCCTGTCTCCGGGGCTGTAATCCAAGCGCCCGTCGCTGCGCCAAAGTCTAGTCCCCTATGTGGGGTACTCCTGTTTTCTGTAGCGCCATAAAGTGCTGTAATGCTTGCTTTAGGAAGTGGGTATCTCAAATTAGAACCTGCGAAACAACTGTAACAGCGAAAGCGGTAAGTGCAGCAGAAGCGAAAGCAGTAACCCAGGCTGTTTGCCAGCGAGCTTTTTCTAGCTC